TTCATAAGGAAAAACTATTCCATAAGAAACATCATCACCACTACTATTGTCTTCGTACCTACCGTATATTCTTAAAAAACCAAAATAATCTAAATAACAATCTCCTCCATAAACCTCAATGTTGTTGTATAAATCACTTGCTGCTTCAGGGAAATCAGAATTACCTATTGGTTGAAAATGACCTGTTGAATAAAATATAGTTTGTTGTAAGGAACTAACCGTTAAGCCACCGTAAGGATTTGTATTTGGTCTAATATAATTTGCAATTAAAGAACCAGCTCCAGTGCTTAGCGTTAGTGAACTTGTATTTGCTGAATAAGAAAAAAATGGACTTACACATTGATTTCCTGTAAAGTTTCCATGCTTATAAAGTATAGTATTTTCTTTACCATAACCCCATAATTTAACGTTTGATGAACTACCTAACCCTTCGTCATTTGGTTGAGTAGTTGTTTTATAACTTATAGCGTTATGAAAATCTAAAACGGTTTCATAATTTTCTATTGTTGATCTAAAGCCTAATACCCATTGATTACTTAACGTATTTACATTTGAACCATACTCTGGAAAATAATTTGGAGGGCTATCGTGATATGGATTGTAAGACCTGTACCATTTACTAATAACGCAAGGACTTTCTTGTGGTACGGATTGCATTTGAGCGATATAAGTCATATGCGCTCCATTCCATAATCCACCTAAAGCAACATTGGCAAATGTTGTATCTGGTGCTTTATAACAAGAACCTACTATTCTTAAAGTATCAGAAGTTTGTAACGTTGGTATTGTAGTATTGTCAAAATCATTGTCAGGACAATAAAATACAGATTGATTTGGTCTTGAATAATATCTGTTATTTCCTCCATCGTAATTAGTTAAATCATATAACTCTCTTGAAGCTTGAGGTGATGTGGGTACATTATCCCATCTATGGTATGCCGTTATGTGAGGTCTTGTTATGGTATTATCCTCTGCATCTATTATCGTAGGCATTATTAAGCCTTGATTTATAATTTGAGCATCCCTATCTGTTCTTACAATTGAAAAACCACTTACCTTGTCTTTAATAGAAGTTATATCAATACCACTAACATCAATACCCATTATTCTTAAATGGCAATAAGTGTCATTGTGTAACGGGTCATTTTCTAAAACAGGTGTTCCAACTAAAGGAGTGTGATGATAATCATTAGTAGTTGATGCGGCAATAGTTAAGTTAGCCGTTGTTACACCAGTTGTTGTTCCATCAACTTTTAATCTGTTCCAAGCGTACTCTGTATTGTGTTGGTCTGGAAAAGTAAAATCAGCTAAATGAAAAGCAAAATAAGGAAATCCTAATTTGTCAAAAAACACAATAGCAAACCTATATGTTTCTCCCCTAAAATAGCCAGTAAATAAATTTTCAACTTGAGTTCCTTTGTAATTTATATAGTCATTTGTGACATTATAAGGCTCTTGTTGACCGTTATACATTTGCCTATTGATGTTTCCACTACTAACTGTGTTGTCGTGCGTTAAAGGTGTTGTAATTGGTCCTAAACCTAAAGTGTCAGAACGCATATCTCTAAACTTAGGTGTTATAGCTAAACCTGATAATATGCTTTCTATTTCAACAGAACTTATGCCTAAAAGATTTTCTATAATATTACCGTAATACAAAACACTATCTTTTACCTCTAAAGTTTTTGCGGCAGCAATACCTTGAAATCTTTGAGCTATTGTTGCAGTTATAACAGGCTCACCTACATTAGCAGAGTGTTCAAATAGCATAGTTGACACACCAGACGCAACAGCAACATCAGCAAATATGTTAGATTCATCTACAACTGAATTTGTTTTAGAATACATATAAGCAACTTGTATTCTATTATACCTTGTGTCGATTCCTTTAATTTGTATTCTGTTTCCTTTTCCCGAATTAACACCACTACCTTCCATTTCGTAAAGGTTCCAATTAGTGTTATTTACAGTGTCAGAAGTAACAAACATTTTTTTAGTAGGTGTAACCCAAGGAGTTACGTAACCGTCATCAGTCAATAATCTATAAGTATATTGATATACACCCGTAAGAATATTTCCTCCAATTGATCTAACGTACTTAACAATGCCAGGCAAAAACTCCGCTTGACTATTCATACTGTGAACATTAGGTGTTACAGAAGTATAAGCATTAACGTTGTTTTTATCTAAAGAACTATTGTATTCAAAAGTAAATACTCTAGGTGGATTAGATACGGGAGCAACTGTTCTTACACCATCTACCCAATAAACTCTAATTGTTTTATTGTTTTCAAATAAAAACCTAGCACATATTTGATTTTGAAAATTAAAATTTAATTTAACAGTTTCAGCCGTATCATTAAATAAAGTTTTATACGTACCATTTCCATCTGTGTCAGTTCCTAAAATACCTATTTCAGAAGCAGACAAATCTTCTCTAACAGAGAATATAACTTTAATATTTCCATCGCCAGTATAACCTATTGGAACATATCTATTGGCATCTGCACCACCGTTACCATTTAAAGTAAAAGACAAAGTGTTACCATTATCTTCTACCCAATCAAGCGTACCTCTTTTATTAAACATTAGCTTACCATTGATATTATCTACCATTGAGTAAGCATTAACGTTAGTCGGGTCGTAATCTCGATTTAATCCTTTGCTAAATATATTTTTACTTATCTGCCCCATTAAAAGTATTTCTTATTAGGTAAAGGTAATAGTTGATTAAACATGTTGGCAAGATATTCTAGTTTTGCTGGACTAGGCATTTCGTCATTACCCCTTGCTTGAGCACACAAATAATACCATCTTGATTCCAGTTCTTTATAAACATGATGCGGAATTTTACCAGAGTAATATTCAATAGACTTGCACTTCCACATAATATAATGAGATACCGCAAGCTCATGGCTTTTAGCAATTAAAGGAAAACCTTCTTTGTCTATTGAAACACCTTGATAACTAATCCCAATCTCTGTAACATCTTTACTGTTTACGTATATGTATCTATTCTTTAATGTAAATACAAGATTGTACGTGCTACCTATGTTTTCTTGCCTCGTGTTGGCATTATTTAACATTGCTGCAGATATACTAGCTAAATGAACAGAACCTCCGTTAGATGAACTCTTATCAAACATAGCAAAGTTTTTATCACTAAACTCTATTTCTATGTTGTTGTATTTTAAAGCACTAAGAGTAATTAAATCATCGGGCAGACAAGCCTTCATATTTTTCACAGGTATTAAGCACTCTTTGTGAATATAAGAGTTGTCTGTACCAATCAAGTTTTCAGCTTCAACAGACCACCTTGCAAAGTCGTCTATATACTGATTAACATTTTTTAAACCTAAATTACCAGCTACATCACCAATAATTCTTCTTATAGAAACTTTATCGCTATTCATATTTTTTGCTATTCTGTAAAATCAGCATACTCATAACCCCTATTGACTTGCTTCATCATTCTCTTAGTTTGAGTAGGACTTAACTTTACGTTAATATTTTTCCACTTGTCAGGTCTAAACCAATATAACTCATGCCAATATCCTTCTGTATAAAAATCATCAACATTTTCTGGCTTGTAATACCTTTGCTTTTTGTTAGTTCGTTTCTTAATAATTCTTAATCCTCCGAACTTATTAGGCAAGGTGTATTCAAAACCCCTCATTATATAGTCTACAATAAAACCCAAATAAGGTTTTACTACACTCCTAAACTCTCTAAACGTAATAGTACGTTTGTTTAAATATGGTCTTTTAGCAAGTTCCCTTTCTATCTCTTTTATAGCATCCTCGTAAACACCAATAAGTGTTACACGATTATTCCTATCCAATCTTTTGATTGTCTTTTCTTGCATTGTTTAATTCATCATTTACAGCCGCTTCATTCCATTGTAATTCTTTCTGTAATATATTTGAAAGAACATAAACGTAAAGATTAAGAGGTAAAGGATATTCGCTTGTAGCGTCATTAAAACAAGCTGGCTTACAACCCGCAGTTGCGTATTGGTCTACCTTTGTTGGGTCTTCAAAAACACCCCTAATGTTTACGTATTCTAAGTCAGAATCTCTATCGTTTAATTGGAAGTACATATTATCTCCAATCATAGAAACTCTAGACATCATTTTCCCGAATTGAGTAGCCGCTTTAAAATAAGCTACATCGGCATTACCTAATATAAACGGTTCTCTTTTATCAATCTTACCGACAAACACTATTGCCCTATCTTTAGGGAAATCTACAAATTTAGGAACAGTTACTTTTTTTATTTTACAACCCCATTGCACCGTAGGACAATCAGAATCAGTAGCATCTACTTCTACTAATGGAACAATACCTAAGTCTTGAACCATTTGTGGGTGTATCTCTTTTCCGTAATTAGTAGTCTGTAATACTCCTTCAGAACGATAATAGCTTATCCAAAATTTAATTTGAGAAATAGTTAAGCGATCATCATCAGAATTACCTTGACCACTCCTAGCTATATTTCTAATATTATATGCTAACTCATTTAATGTCGCCATACTTTCAAATTTAATAAAAAAAAGCTCGCTAAAAACTGCGAGCTTTTTTTAAATTACTATCGAGTTGTTGTTTAAAAGCTACTCTTAAATTGCATTAATAATATTCTGCAAATCTGTTTGATAACTAGCCGCACTTGCAAAAATCTTCAAGTGAGTAGCAACTTCTCCTTTTGAATCAATAAATGGTTGTGCAACTTGAATGTTGTAAGGTACTAA